GGGGTGCGTCGGCGCTCTCTGCCGCCACCTTGCTGGTCAGCATTTCGTCACGGTCGCGGGGCTTGATGGGCTCGGGCAGCGGCTCGCCTGCCTGCACGACAACGCGTTCGCCGGCCACCATCACGGCGGTGGCCACCAGGGCAATCAGGGTTTTGATCTTGGACATGTTGGGTTCCTCGGTGTTGCGGACCCTGGCCGCACTCAGGGCGGCCAGGGGGCTGTGGCGCCATTGCGCTGGCTGGGGTTATGGGAACGATCAGTTCGGGTTGCGGAACAGGAAGCCCGCCGTGCCGCGCACCAGGGTGGGCTTGCGCTCGAAGGCCGCGCCGTAAATCCAGCTCTTGAGGCCGCGGTCGTAGTAAGGGGTCTCGACCAGCGGGTGGCCGTCCATCCAGCTGGTGAAACCGAAGGCCGGCTCGCCCAGCGACAGGCCCGCACCGGTGGGGCCGATGTTGGGCACGTAGGCCAGGATGGCGTTGTTGCCCCACACGTCGTTGACCGCGCCGGCTTCGTCCGTCCAGATAGCCTCGGCGCTGACGATGTTCGGCACCTTCAAGATGGCCTTGAGCTGCTCCAGCGTGGCCGGGCCGAGCATGGTGCTGGGCAGGTAGGTCTTTACCTCTGCGTTCATGCACAGCGCGTTGAGCGCCACGGCGGACACCACCAGCGTGTTGGGCCGGCGGCCGGTGGCCTTGCGAATCGCCTCGGTCGCCACCGCGATGTCGGCTACCGGGGTGCCGGTCGCGGCGCTCCACTTGGTGCCAGAAGCCAGTGCCAGTACGTTGGCACCGTAGGCCGCCTGGTCGGTGGCGATGGCGGCCGCTTCCATCTCGTAGCTCAGGTCCAGAATTTGCAGCGCGGTGTTCACTGCGATCTGGCTGATGCCGATGTTGGCGCCGACGTTCAGGCGCCGTGATTCGTCGGCCTCCTGGATCAGCTCGCGCGGTATCGGCACGTCAATGGCGTGCTGGTCCACGGTGTAGGTCTTGCCTTCCCAGCTAATGCGCACTTGCTTGGTCGCGGTGCCTGGCGCACGGCGCGTGTTGTACACACGGGTGGCCTCGTCGCCCAGGCTGGCGAGCTGGAAGCCGCGCAGAGCCGTGGGCAAGCGCGGGAACAGCACCTGCGCTGCCATGCTGGTGGCCTGGGCCACGCCGGCGAGCATGAGGTTTGCCAGGATGGGGTTGGCAAACCGGACTTGATCGGGGGTCATAGAAGTGTCCTTGTGTGGTGGGGTTGCGCGGGGGTCGGTCGGTCAGCCCGAGAAGCTGACTACCTGGCTCAGTGCCTCGGCGTAGTTCACCTCGGGGTGCTGGCCTTGGTAGGCCAGCGCGGCGCGGTGCACTTCGGCATCGGTCTTGCCGCGTGCGTCGAACTGCGCCAGTTCGCCGCCGCCACCGGCTTGCTCGCCAAAGCTCACCACCGGGTTGCGGCTGCTGATCTGCCCTTGCAGCCAGCTGCCCAGTTCAAGCGCGGTCACCGTGGTGGTGGTGCCACCTTCAGAAAAGCTCACGGGCTGCGCGGCCGATACAGCTTCAAGCGCGGCAATGGCCACGTCCTTGTCCTTGGGCAGCAGGCGGCCGGCTTTCACCTGGCTCTCGGCAAAGCTGGCGAAGCTGGCGCGCCGGTCGGCGGCGGCTTTTTCGGAGAAGCTCTGCACCTCCTTTTGCGCGGCCGCTACCTTGTCGTTGGCGTCCTTGGCTTCGGCCTGGGCTTTTTCCTTGGCGTCTTCTGCGGCCTTGAGCTGGTCGCGCAGCTTCTGGATATCGGCGTCCTTGTTCGGGTCACTCATTGCATGCTCCTGTGATTGCGGGGGGTCAGCGGGTGCCGCTGTGATGGCGGCGGTTTCGGAAAAGCTCACGGCTTCGCCAGCGTCGGCAAAGCCGATGTCTTTCAGGCCCGTCACAGCCGGGGGCTGGGCACCCAGGAAGGCAACGTGGCGCAAGTACCACTTGCCCGGAGTCGGGTTGTGCGGTGCGGTGGGCGGGTAGAACGAGGCGCTGCGCTTTTTAAAGCGGCCGTCTTTCACCATCTGGGCAAAATCCGGGTCTACCTGGTGCGGGTCGATGGCCAGGTTGCCGGCCTCGTTCACGTACACCTTGGCGACCCAGCCGTAGGCGGGCAAGTTGTCTTTGGGATGGCCGACGGTGAGCGGGGCTTCGCGCAGCTCGGCGTTGTAGGTGGAGGCCATCTCGGCGAGCTGGGCACGCGAGAAGCTGTGGCTGTTGCCAGCGTCGTCGCGGTGCGTGCCGGCGCGGAAAATCTCAATGCCCTGCGGCAGCGTGGAAGGGTCAGCCGGCGCAGGTGCTGCGGCGGGTGAGCCGGGTGTGGGTGCGGGGGAAGCCGCTGGGGAAGTCGCTTGCGATGCCATAGGCGGCATCGTCTCGCGGGGGCCTTGCGCCCCCCGCCTAAAGAGTTTTAGGAAATTTCATGCCCTGCACTGGGCGGGCGAGCTACAGGGGGCGAGCTACAGGCTCAGTGAGCCCTGGCGCTGCGCGTACTGGGCGCGCTGCCAAGTGTCCACAATCTGGCGAACACGCATTTCAGTCAACCCGTACTGGTCGGCCAGCTCACGGTAATTGTTACCCCGAAACTGTTTGCACATTTCCTCGTCGCGCGCCGAGAGGTGCACGGCCACACCCTTCGCCAGGTAAATGGCGCGGCCCCCCTTTTGCTCGGCCAGGTGCTGCAACTGCATGCAGGCGGTGCGCGCCCAGGCGTGCAGCTGTGCGGCCCAGGCGGCGTCGAGCTGCTGCTGGCCGGCGCGCGGGTCGGCCAGCACCATCGCTTCGAACAGGCACAGGGCCATGTCGCGCATGTCCATGGTCAGGCCCGGCGGCAGCATGCCGTCAAGCACAGCAGCCTCGGGGGCGGACATGTGGCGCACAGCGCTCATTGCGCAGCGCCCCTAATCTGCCACGCCTTGAGCGCCTCAATCAACGTATCGAGCTGCGCGCTGGTGGCAAAGCCCAGCGCGCTCACGTGCACCGTGCGCTCTACCCAGGCATTGAGCGCAGCGCGGCTGGGGTTGTGCACCACGCCGTCGCGCGCCAGTTGGTTCCACAGCGCCCACACTTTGCGTTCGCGTGGGCTGGCCTGTTTTTTGACCTGGTCGAACTGCTCGCGCGTGAGCGGGCGGCGGCGTGTGGTGGGCTGGGCGACACCCATGCGCTCGGCAAGGCGCTGCAGGTGGTCGCGCACCTGGGCTTGTTCGGTGGCCTTCATGCCCTTGCTGCTGGCCTTGCCGGTCAGCGTGACGAGCAGTGCGCGGTAGTCGCCATCCTGCATCTGCAGCTTGGCCTTGAGCACGTGGATGGCGGCGGTGTGGTTTGCCATGGCGTGGTCCTGTTTTGGGGCGGGGCGATTTGCGGGGCTACAAGGCGAAGGAAGGGGCAAGGCAGGCCGATGCTTATGCAAGCGCTCAGCAGGCCCGGCAAGACCCCACGGAATAGATTTGAATAAGGGTTGCGGGGTTCATCGGAAAGCTCCTTGCCAGTTTTGAATAAGTGCCGGTGTTCTCGGACACCGGCAAACCGGGTAGCGCCGCACCTTTCCCCTTGCGGGGCTGGAGGACCGTGGCGACGAGAGGACGTCGGCACGGCGGTGCTCGCTACCTGCGGAAGTTGCAGCCCGATGGATAAGGGCCGTGGCACCCTCCGCTTGCCACGCCGGCCTATCGCGCCCTGCGCAGGCATGCCCTGCGCTTTCCTGGTGCCGTGCGGCCGGCTGCACGTGTGGGTTCATGGTTCGCTGCGGTCCATCCAGATGCCGTAGGTGCTCCTGCCCATGCAGCGCAGCACGGTAGGCCAGCGTTCGGCCGTGGCAATGCGCCAGTTGGAATGCGGGTCGGCCTCGTACAGCAAAACGGCGCCCTGCTGCACTTTCTCAGCCGCCGCGTCGTCGCCAGCGTCGAACTTCAGCACCGTTTTCCATGCGCCTGCCAGATTGACCTGGAGTTGTGCGGGGCGGCTCATGCCACCTCCGCCTTCGCCTCGAACGGCGAGACGATGAAGTCTTCCACGCCCGTGACGATGGTGATGCCGGCAATGCCGCGCACGGCATCGGGCTCGTTCAGCATGGCTTCCTTGTTGGGCTCGGCGCGGCTGCGCACAAAGCGGGTCAGGCCCATGCGCTGGAGCGTCTCCAGGACAGAGTCCAGCCCGCGAATGCTGACGCTGGGCGGCCGCTGGCGCCAGCTCACTTCGCCGGTGACCATGTTGGCCGTCTTGCCAAGCTTGTCGGCTTCGCCGCACAGCTCCACGCGGTGCGCTTCGCACCAGGCTTGCACGCCCGATTGCAGAGCTTCGAGGCGCGCAGACAAGTCGGCGAGCACCGGCTGGTGCTGCTGCGTGATGGCAGCGATGGCGTCGTTCATGGTGGCGCGCTCGCGCTCGAACTCGCGCTGCAGGTCGCCAATGGTGCGTATGGACTCTGCGCAGTCGTTCTTGCTCTGCGGCACGGCGAGAAGGGTTTTGCTTTTGATGCGGGTTGCCATGGTGTTGGCTCCTTTCAGTGGGTGGCGCCCTGGGGCGCAGGGGTGGTTTCAATCAGGGCTGCAACCTGACGGGCTGTGTGCGCGGCCTGCTGCGCGCAGCAGGGGTGGGTCACGGCGACGGCTGTAAAGGCAGCAATGAGCGCCTCCAGCGCGATGCGGTGGGTGGTCTGCTCAGTCACGATGTCAAGCAGCACGTGCGTCAGCTCGGTGACTTCGGCGATGTGCTGGGCGCGGGCCGCTTCGGTGGTGTGGGGGGTCAGCATGGCAAGCCCTTTCAACACCGCACGCCACGGCTGGCGCAGCGTTGGTAGTCGAACGCACCAGGGCGCAGGGCCGGGCCGGCGGGCGGCACCCAGGTGCTGTTCATCACGTCGATGCGGCGCGGCGGCGCCACCTGGCCGACATAGGGCTTGGGCCGGGGCGCCGGGCGGCGCTCGGTGGGCTCAATGGCCAGCGCGTGCCAGCGGCGCGCGCCGTCGCTGTCCACCTCGCTGTAGAGCCAGCTCAGGGCCTCAAGGCGCTTGAGCCGCAGGGCGGTGTCGCGTGGGCGCATGTGCGGCCGGCCGGGTGAGAGCACCGCGTGCAGCGCTTCGGCCGTGGCCGGGCCATGGGCGCGCAAGTGGTCGAGCAGCTCGAAGCTGACGTGTGAGAGTTTGCTGGTGAGGTTGTTCGTGCTCATGGCTGTTCGCCTTTGTTTCGGTTGCGTTCCATCTGCTCGCGCATGGCGCGAACCGTGGGGGATGTGCCTGCCGCTGCTGCAGGGGCTATGGGGGCCGGCCGGCGCGCGCTCGGTGTTTGCACCAGGTCGGCCACGCTGGCCGCGCCGTGCACGGTGGCGGCGCGCGGGCCGGTGCGCAGCTCGCTTTCGCGCTGCTGCTCTTGCGTGGCCTCATGCTTGTCGGCCAGGCCAGCGACGATGGCGTACAGGTAGCCGTGGCCCGTCATCGGCAGCTCCAAACGCCCAGCGGCGCGCGCGGCGAGCATTTGCTCAATGCCCTGCGCCCAGGCCGCCAGCGGCGCGGGCCACTCGCGGCCCTTGTGGGTGAGCACACCGCTTTGCAGGCCTGGCAGCAGCTGCGCGATGAGCAACACCTTCTTGCGCAGCGTGAGGTGTTGCTTCTCGGGCGTGAACAGCGCCACGTACTGCAGCACCAGGTGCGCGAGCGGCACGCTGAGCTGCACCAGGCGGTTGAACGCCCGTTCGTCGTTCAGCTGGTCGGTGATTTGCTCCAGCGCAATCGGCGTGCGGCACGCCGGGCAGGCGAAGGTTTCGGGCGCCTTGGTCACAGCAGCCAGCCCTTCGCGGTGAGCCAGCCGCCAGAAAAACCAATGGCGGCTGCGAGCGCCAGGCAGGCGGCGGCCGTCAGCACAGCACGGCCGAGGGCTTCCACCGTGCTGGCGCGCAGCCAGCGGCGCTTGCGCGGCGCGTGCTCGATGGCGCCGGGGGCGAAAAAGAAGTCGCCGGGTGGCAGCAGCGCCGTATCGTGCCGGGCGCTGTGCGCGGCGCGCGTCGGAGTGCGGGCAGCTTTCATGCGGCCCTCCGAATGAAGATGGCCGCAATGCCGCGCGCGTCGGGGAAGTCGGCCAGCGTCTGCACAATGGCTTCAAAGCCATCGGCGAACAGGCCGGTATAGCGGCCCTTGGAGCCGTCGCCCATGGTGATCTTGATGCGGTAGATGGCCATGGCTATTCCTTCACACCGCACGGATGACATCGCGGTCCACGCGCGGCGCACCCAGGTCGGCGGCGGTGTTGAGCGCCGCTGCCATCCAGTTGTTGACGTTCAGCGGGTACAACAGGCTCACGGGCGCGGCCTGGCCTGTGCCTTGCATCGTGAGGCGCGCGCGAAGTTCATCCACACCATCGGGCGTTATGAACTCGTCAAGCTTTCGCACTGCGGCCGTGGCCCGGCACTGCAGGTAGGCCGCCAGGTCTTGCGCAAGCGGCGGCAAGCGCGCCACTTCGATGCGCTGCATGACTTCGCGGACGTCCCAGCGGGCGAGCTTCTTCTCAAGCTCTGGGTGGCCCACCAGCAAGATGCCCAGCATCGGCTTTCTGCCAAGGCGCATCTTCTCGTGAAGGCGCTTCAAGTGGTTGAGCGTTGGCACTGGCAGCGCATGCGCCTCTTCGATGATGAGCAAATGCGCGTGGCCTGCCGTGCACGATTCAGCCAGCGCCTGGTGGACCTGACGCGAGCGCGCCTCGGCGTTACTGGCTACGCTGGCGCGCGCGTCGAAGCTGCGCACGATGGCGGTGTGGATATCCACCGCCTTCACCGTTTTGCCCTTAGCGTCCGTCTCTTCAGCGCCTTCCATGCTGTGCTCTATGCACACCACGCTTTTGTGTTCGCGCAGGATTTTTTCTTTCAGGTCGTCGAGCATGGTGGTCTTCCCGGCACCGCTCTCGCCGACGATGGCCGCCATGCGCGCGCCGATCGCAGCCTGCCAAGCCACTTCGCGCACGAAGCGGATGTTGCCGTTGACGAACATCTCTGCGTCCTGGGTCACTTCGCCCGCGAAGGGGTTGGCGAACAGGGCGAACTGGCGGCGTGCCGCTTCGCTCAAGGTCTGGGGGGGTAGTAACATGGTTTCCTCCTCTGGGGTTTCGGTTGGTTTCTGGTCTTCAGGGGCGGCCTCGGTGGGGTGCGAACCCACCGGGGCCAACTTCTTTGGGGCGGGGCACAGCGCAGCCAGCTCGCGCTCGCTGGCACCGGCCTGGCGCAAGCACTCTGCAATGCGCTCGCGCGCTGCCCCGGCGCGGCGCACCGGCCATTGGCCGCGCAGCACCAGACGGTTCACGCTGGGCTGGGAGAGCCCCGTGGCGCGCGCCAGGTCGCTTTGCGAAAGGTCCAGCCGTGCGAGCAACGCGGGCAAAGCGAATGCGGTGTGGCTCATACCGCACCCCCCACGGCGCGCAGCCCAGCGGGTGCGGCCACGGTAGCCAGCGCCTGGCGGCGCGCAGCAATCAGGCCCTGCACCACGTCCTCGGGCACGCCGGCGCTGCCATAGCGCTCTTGCAGCCAGGCATAGGTATTGGCGTCGTAGGCCTCGCCCAGTGCCAGGCGCATGCGCTTGCAGGCCTCGGCCACGCTGAGGCGGGCAGGTTCCACCACGCTTGCCAAAGCGCTGTGCTGCACGCCAGGGCGCTGCAGGTAGGCGGGCAAGCTGGCTGCGCCGGCCTTGATGTCGGCAAACGGGTCGAACTGGCCCACGTAAGGCGCTGCCTTGGCCTTTTGGGCCGCCTGCACCTGCGCGGGCGTGGCCGGGCCTTGCGGCGTTGCAAAGGCCTGCGCGGCAATGCGGGCGCGGCGTTCATCTGCCGGCGTGGCGGGCATGGCCTGGTAATTGCTGCCCAGCACCGGGGCGCCAGCCTGGTAGCCCATCCAGCCTTGCTGCACGGGCTCGACCTGATGCCAGACGATTTCTCCGGTATCGCGGTCTGTCACGCCGACCCGCACCGCAGGGGCGGCCAGCGGGTTCACGCACACCAGCACCTTGTCGCGCGGCGAGACGCCCGGCGCAAAGCGCAGGTCGTATTCGCGGCTGCCCTGGCCACGCACGGCAAAGCTCACCGTCATGTTGCCTGTGACCTGGCGCGGCTGGGCCAGGCTGACCGGCAGCTCGCGCATGATCTCCATGGCGGGCGCAAGGCGCAGGTGCTCGCTGCCAATGGTGGCCCAGGCGGCGTACGGCGTCATGCCGTGGCGGCTGTGCTTCTTGGTGCCATTGCGCTTGTGCATCCACAGCTCGCCCAGAGCATTGAGCCGGGCAATGGTGATGGACTCTGGGTCGAGATAGCGCAGGCGCGACTCCAGCCCGCGCTCGACAATGTTTTGCGATGTTTCCACTTGGCCGGTGGCGCGGCTGTTGCGCGGCTTGTGCCAGTCTTGGCGAATGTCCATCGCGCTGCAGAAGTTGCGAAACGGCGCACTCTTGAAGCACCCGCCCTGATCTGTGTAGAGCAGGTAGGGCACGCCGTGCAGCGGCATGGGGTTGCCGGCAGCGTCCAAGCGCTGGCCCATCATCCACATAAGGAAGTCGAGCGCGTTCTCGGTGGTCTCGCCGCCGCTGTAGAAGCGCACGGCGATGGCATTGCTGGCGTGTTCGGTGCCGACAAAGCGCACCAGCAACTGGTCCATCACGCGCACCAGGTTGCCCAGCTTGTTTTTGTAGTGCACGCCGTCTTCTTCGAGCAGCAGCAACTCGCCCTTTGGCGTTTTGAAGAGCACGCAGACCGAGGCATCTATTTGCCAGACGGCGTTGACGTGTTCGGTGCGCATGCGCACATGCGGCGTGGGTGCGGCCAGGCTGCGCCCGTCGAGCCCGCGCTGGCGCAGCAAGCGCGAGACATGGCCGGGCGAGAGGCGCGTGGCGATCTTGCCGCCCTCGTGCAGCATGTCGATGGTCTCGCCCACGGGAATCATCCACTTGCCGGCACGCCGGTCGTGCAGCATGGCGCCGGCAATGTCTTCCAGTTCGGCCGCGCTCAAGGCGGACTCCCCGGCATCGGCACGGCGCTTGCGTGGCTGCGCCAGGCCCAGGCGCTTTTGCGCCGCCGAAATCAAGGCGGTGGTGCGCCCTACCGAGCGCCCCAGCCCTTCGGCCACGCGCGCTACCACCGGGCCACGCGCGCCGTGCGGGGTTGCCGCCAGTTCATGGGCTGCGTTCATGATGATTTGCATGCGGATGGCATCCATTGCTGGGCTTTCATGGCGTGTGGTGCACGGGCCGGGGCTTCACTGCGCACGGGCGTTGGTGTGGGGGTTGGCGGCGTTGCGCGCCTCAATGGCGGCCAGGGCCTCTTCGTCGAGCCAGGTGGGGGTAAGGCGCTCGTCCAGGTCCACGGCAATGCCAAACTCTTCGGCCATGTCGGCGAGCTGCTGGGCCAAAAATTCAATGGCATGGCGCGCCCGCTGCTGAATCGCTTCCGGCGTGCTCCCCCCGCCATCGCCCAGCGCCGCCGACACCGCTACAAAGGTGCGGTGCATCGCCAGATAGGCGGCGCTGCAGGCGTGCTCTACCTCGCCGACCAGGGCCTGCTCGGCGGCGCTGCGCGCGGCCGAACCAGCGGGCGGCGTGAACGTGCGCGCCACCTGCTCTTCGAGCTTGCCAATGCGCTCGGCACGGGTTTGCAGCACGCGGTCTTTGGCTTCCAGCGTGGCGCGGGCCTCTTCGGCCTGGGCGGCTGCGGCCTCTTTTTCTTTGGCGTGGCGGGCGATGATTTCTTCGGCTAGCTCGACAAAGCCTTCCTTGTCGCCTGCCTTGGCGACTTCAATCAGGGCCAGCTTCTGGTCTTCTGGCAGCTTGCGGTACTGGCGCAGTTCGCGGTAGCCGATGCCCATCTTGGACATGGATTCCAGGGCCTCGGCGCCCATTGCATTCAGGTTTCGGATGTCTTCATCCACTTGTTCGCGGGACCGTCCCAACAACCCGCAAAACTCTTCCCAGGTGCCTGAAAGCTGGTGACCGTCACCACTTTTGCTGCCTTTAAGTTGTTGATACAGCTTGCGTTCTTTGACAAATGCCAGCTTGGAAGTGGTGACCGTCACCGAAAATCTGGCGAACGCATCCGCCATCTGCGCCTGTCCCAGCAGCTGATTGACCAGGTCGCGCTCATGGCCATAGCTGGCCTGCAGCTGCGCCAGCCCATCCACAGCGGCCACTTCCTGCGCGGCGTCCTCGCCACTCAGCACCACGGCCACGGGTTGGGCAGCGGGCATAGCGGCGCGGCCCGGCTTCTTGGGCATGCGGGCTTCGATTTGTTCGTCGGAAAGTTCTCTGCGTGTCATGGTGTTCATTTCCTTGGTTTAGAGTGTTTTTGGCCGCTGGCGCTTATTGGGTAAGCGCTACAAGCTACTTAATTGATAGCATTCAGGTCGCCTACGGCACGCCCGTAGCGCCGCTGTATGTCGCGCCACTGCTGGGCGCCTGCATCCAGCGCGGCGGCGTAGCGCAGGCTCAGCTGGATCACGTGGGGCGCCAGGCGCCAGCGGTCGCCCTTGGGGGTCAGCTCGGCCCAGCCGGCGCTGCGCAGGTTGTCCAGGTCGCGGGTGACGGTGCTGGCGCCCACGGCCAGGGCCTTGGCGATCTCGCCCGGCAGCAGGCCCGCCAGTTCGTGCCCGGCCAGCAGGTCAATAAGCTGCAGCAGGCGCTGCTGCGCTGCGTTGGTGTAGTCGGTGGCGCGGCTCATGCCAGGCTCTCCAAATACAACTGCGCAATCCCCGAGCCTTCATCCGCCCCGGCAAAAAAGGCGTCGAACTCAGCGCTGCCCGGTGCGTAGGGGCAGACCAGGCGCTCGCGCTGCAAAACCTGGCGCAGCTTGACAAGTACGCCCAACTTGTAGGCAGCGCTGCGGGCGGTGCGGCCGGGGGTGAAGGCGCTCAGCATCAGCTCGTCAACCTGGGCGCGGGTGGCGGTGGGCATATTCAAAACTCCAGTTCAGGCATGGCGTAGGCGGCCACGTTGTGGTGGTGGTAGGCCACCTGCTCCAGGTGCAGGCGCAGGGCGGCCAGGGTGGCTTCGGTGTCGGCCGCCTGGGGGGCGGCGTAAAACTGGGTGAGCAGTTGCAGCGCGGCGGCGCAGCTGCTGTTCATGTCGAGCAGCTCGGTGCCGCCCGCCTTGCGGCCGGTGGGCATGCCCACGACCAGCCGGTCTGCGGTGGCGGCGAGCCATTCGCTCACGTAGTGGCAGCCGCAGGCCAGCTCGTAGGCCGGTATCAGGATGGCGGGCATGCGGCCCGTGGCCAGCCACTTGTAGAGGCTGTCGTGCGTGGCGCCCATGTGGTCGGCGATGCGCTCGACGCTGAGGTGGCGCTTGACCTGGGCGTGCTCTTTGCACAGGCGCATGGCGTGCACCAGGCTGTTGGCGCGCTGGCGTTTCGAGGGGGCGCAGATCATTGGAAGCACCCCTGGCCAGCGGCTTCCGAACAAATGCCCAGCTGGAAACGCTGCAAAAGGCTTGCGTGCTGGCAAAGTGCAGCCATCACTTCACCCCCTGAGAGGAGACGGGCCATGAACCCAAGCGACGACGAGATGAAAGCGATGCGCCAGCAGTACGCAGCGCAGCAGCTTGAAACGCAAGGCACGCAGCTTGCCGTGATCGAGCAGATGTGGCTGGAGCTGGCGCGCGCGCTGGCCGCGCAAGGCGTGCTGAACGCCGAGGCGCTGGCGCAGCGGCTTGAGGAGCACGCCCAGCGGGCAGCGCACGTGCCGGGCTGGTTTTATGGGCTGACAGAGGCGGCGCAGATGCTGCGCCAGCCTTCCAGTGATCCAGATAGCCTGGTTCAGTGAGCGCACGGCGGCGAATGTCGGCCGCAATGGCGTGCGCCAGGGCCACCGAGCCGTCACCAGACAAATAGCTGCCGTGCGCGTCGCGCTGCACCTCTGGGGTGAGGCGGCGCACGTTGTTGGCCGTTGCGCCAAGTATGGGCGTGTCGACTGGGTAGCCCATGGGGCTGTGCGGCGCACTGGAATCGGTGGCGGTTTGACCTGGCGCGGCTTGCCCGACGCTTCGGTTTGTTACATTGCACTGCATGGATAGGCGCCTCACGCTGCCGCGCGCTGGAGCAGTTCGCGCGAAACTTCGCCGGCCTTGAGGCCCAGCTGCACCACGATGTTGTGGGCGTCGCCGCGCAGGCACTTGAGGCGGGGCTTGGATTCGTCGTCCGCGAGAATGGCGATGACCATGTTGGGGCTGTAGCCGTTGCGGCGAGCCCAGTCAGAGATGGACCAGCCCTTGCGGGCGAATTCATCGCGGACTTCAGAGCGGGTTCTGGGCATGGTTGGATTTGGGTTGGAATTGATCGATGGGTGTGTGCTCCAGGCCACGTAGCCGAGCGGCGCAACACCGGTTGAAATGGAGGAATTGGTATCAGTCATTGACGGGCAGCCCGAGCTTGATGCGCACGTCGCGGCCTTCGCCGTAGTTGCCCAGGCGCTGGCCGCGCACGGCGTCGCAGACGGTGCGGTACTTGAAGCCGTTGGCAGAGGCGAACTCCTTCAGGGTCATGCCCTGCTGGCGCAGCCGGTGCTTGATCTGGTTGGGGGTGGGGTGTGTGGCGGTAGTCATGGACCTTTCTCCGTCGTGTAAGTCGCTGCGCTTTTGCGTTGGTTGCTGTGCTATGGGGTGGATTATGGGAAAGAAAACTTTCCTTTGCAATAGCTTTTAGGGAAATATTTCATGCCCATTGGAAAAAGACTTCGTGAGGAACGGGAGCGGCTTGGTATGAGCCAGCCCGTTTTTGCGACAGTCGCTGCAACGACAAAGCAGACGCTGTTTTCCTGGGAAACAGGGAAGACGGCGCCTGATGGTTTCCAACTCGCTGCCATCGCTGCCGCAGGCGCAGACGTGCTCTACATCCTTACGGGCGAGCGAGACGGGCCGCCCCCCGTGGTGCTGACAGGCGAAGAGCAACTGCTGCTCAACTACTACCGCGATGCGCCAGCGGCGATGCGCAAGGCGGCGATGGCGGTGCTGTTGTCGGCAGGCAATGCGCCGGCCGGGCAGCTCTACCAGGGCGACGGTGGTGTGCAGATCGGTTCGGTGGCGGGTGGCAGGGTGCGGGTGGGCAAAAAATAAAAAGCGAGGTAGCCGGTGCAGGGGAGCGAGTTATTGGTTTGGTTGCGAGGCGTGTTGGGCAAGTTGCTGCCCAGGCAGACGATGCGGGGCGATGCAGGGGTGCAGGTGGGCAAGGTCGGCGGCGATGTGCACGTGGTGCACGAGACGCATCACCACTACGGCGGGCGGCAACGGGGCGCAGTGGCGCTGAGCACCACGCCAGACCAGCGCGCGGTGCTGGCCCTGATGCGCACATTGCCCGAGCGGCCCCTGGTGCTTGAGTTCATGCGCCGAGAGTTCGGCACGGCGATGGTGAATGCGCTGGATCCGGCGCAGCTGTACCGGGTACGGCGCTATGTGGAGAAGATCAACGAGAGCAGAGGAGTGAAGCGATGAAACGAGCAGCGTGTTTGCTGGCCTGTGTGCTGGCGGCGGGGCCAGTTTGGGCAATCAACAAGTGCACCGATGCGAGCGGCAAGGTGGCCTTCCAGGACGCGCCCTGCGCGGGCAAGGGCGAGAAGATTGAGGTACACCCTGCGTCAGGCCCTGCCAGGGCTGCGGACGCTGGAGAGGCACAAGCCCGCGTAGATCAGCTCAAGCGCGACAACCAAATGTCGGAGGCGATTCGCACGCACGAGCCGCTGGTGGGCATGACGGCCAAACAACTACAAGAGGCCATGGGTACGCCCACCAAAGTCAACGCCAACAATTACAACGGCACTCGGCAAGACCAGGTGATTTACGAGCGCGCAAACGAAACTTGGTTGGTGTACACGCGAAACGGTCTGGTCGAGTCGATTCAGTACAGGCCAGGCCAGCCGGTCGGCTCCCCGCCCGCGCGCAGTGCGGGCGCTTGCCCATCGCAGCACGAGATTAAGGACGCGATCACGTCCGCTTCCAGCATGACGCTCTCGGACGGTGAGCGGGCAGAACGATGGAAGCACATCCGGGCAATGCAGTCTTGCGAAAGATAGGGCCAAAAGCGCTCTGTTGCGGCACGTGTACTGAGATTGAGGATCACCTGGTTCAAAAAATAGGGAGAAAACATGGCACAAAAGCCGCCCGGGACGACGAAAGGTGAATACGTCTACGAGACTACCCACAGAATTTTCTACAGCACCAGCAAACCTGTACCCATTCGCGAAATAATCTTGGCCCTGCAAGGGCTGGAGGGAGTGCTAAAGTTGATGCCGAAGGCTGTCTCCAGCCTCACTGGCATCGATATCGACGGAAGCGAATTCCTGGTTCAAAGCATTGAATCTGGGAGCCTCATCGAAGACATAGTGGTGAAGTTCTTCTTCAAGGACAAGCAAACACTTGAGGCCTTTGTGGAAAAAATGGGGGAGAACAAGGTCGTGAAGACCACAGTGATAACAGCAATTTTGGCGGGCATAGTCGGCTACGGCTTGCACCAAGCCGTTGGCAACAAACCTGCGCCTGGCATCACCGCCACCAACTCGGTGATTATTCAAAACGGAGCTGGGACGCTCAATATTTCCCCGGAAGCCTTCTCGGCAGCGTTGAGAGAAGCGGTCACCGATAAAAAGGGCGCGACAGAAAGCGCGCTTAAATTCATTGGCCCCGCACGCGCGGAGCCGGGCTCATCAGTATTCATTGGCAGCGATACAAGCAAGAGAGACCGAGCAAACGACTTGGAAATTTCAGCTCGGGCAGTAGCTGAGGCGCCTGCGCGTATTGAGCTGGAGCCCAACGAGCGAATCGAGGAATACCCGAATGCAAAGTTGGCGATTCGAGCTACAAACCTCGACAGCAAAAAAAATGGCTGGGCGGGGCGGCTTGCAACGCGAGAGGAGCGGTTGCCGATTGAGTTAGACCCATCTGTGCAAGAGTCAGAAATCTTCGGCCGTGAAGAAGTGATGGTGGATGCCGCTTTGGTATTCAAGGAAAAGGGACGGTCTCGCGAACTAAAACCCGCTCGAATTTACGTCCGCAAAGTGCATGGTTCCGTTCCTTCTTCGGGCCTAAAGCGATAGTGATTGGAGCTGGCGCCTCAGCTCCTAAAACGTTTTACTCACGCGCCCTCGTGCGCGCGCGGCACAGTGCTTGGCATGCCTCAAGCCGTGCCCGCAGTCTGTTCCCGCTGCACCCACTTTTCAGTTGAGCGCGCCACTCTGGCGGCGCACGGCTTTGGCAATTGCGCGCACATGCCCGACTGGCAGCAGATGAGCCGTTTCGCGGCATGTGCGTTCACTCCCACCCGCTGGAGCTGCCGCCGTGAACCCATCGCTGACTGACAAATTCCTCTCCTTCCTGCGCCGTGTGCAACGTGTGCGCATGGCCGACTGGCTGCTGTATTCGCTGGCGCTTATGGCGTTGGTGTGGTTCATGGCGCCGCAGCAGTTGCCGGTGGCGGTGTACAAGTTGGCGCTGCTCTCGCTGGCTGCTGTTACGAGCTACTGGATTGACCGCAGCTTGTTCCCGTACGCACGGCCCGACGTGTTGCTGCTGGGCGAAGAGTTGGACGTTGAAGAGAGCGAGACTTCGTTCCTGGACATTCGCGGCGTGGTCTCCTTCGCCGAAGCCGAGCTGTCGGTGGATGCGCCGCTTGACATGGCCACCAACCGCGAGCGCCTGGCGCTGGGCGCGGTGTGCATGTTGCGCCGGGCGGTAATTGTGGGCTTCGCCATGCTGGCCGTGAGCCTGGGGGCGTGATGCCAACGCCGCGCCGACTGCTCAACTTGCGGGTGCGCAGCAGTGCGCGCCTGGCGCTGCGGCTTGTTGGCGTGGCATTGGTACTGGGGGCTTTGCTGATGTTCACCGCACTGGCCCAAGCACAGGTGCCAGCGCAGGCAGCGCGCTACCGGCTTGACCTGGTGCGCCAGGCGCAAGCGCAGTGGGGCCTGCAGGCGCCTGTAGCTGCGCTCGCCGCCCAGGTGCACCAAGAGAGCGGCTGGCGGCCTGGCGCGGTGAGCCATGCAGGCGCGCAAGGCATGGCGCAGTTCATGCCGGCCACGGCGCGCTGGTGGTGCGCGAGGGGTGGCGAAGCTGCGGCCAATTGCCTTCCCTTGAACCCACGCTGGGCATTGCGCGCCATGGTGGGCTACGACAAGTTTCTCTATGACCGAACCCCGGCCCGCCTGGCGCGTTACGACCGCCTGTGGCTTGCATTGCGCGGCTACAACGGTGGCGAGGGGCACTGGCAGGCCGAGGGCCGCACCACTGGCATTGCAGCGCCCACGCGCGCGCAGATTGACGCGGCCTGTGGCGCTGCTCGCCGGCACCCGGTGCACTGCGCAGAAAACCTGGGTTACCCGCGCCGCATTCTGCTGGTGCTGCAGCCGCGCTACCGCAGCTGGGGCGCAGCCTGGGAGCCAACGCCATGAGCCGCACCGGCATTGCCTTGTTGGCCCTGCTGCTCACCCTTGCGGGCGCAGCGCTTGGCTACTGGCGCGGCCACGCTGCCGGTGCGCAGGAAGTGGAAGCCAAGCGCGATGCCAAAGCGGTGCAGGACATGACGGAGCTGCTGGCCTCGCACAGCACGCTGGTCAAGCAAACAGGTGTGGCGAGCGCGGCATTGCGCCGCGCCATCGCCGAGCGCGAGAAGGCCGACGAGGCCACCACACAGGAGCTCAAGGATGTCTTGGCGAATACCGCACCTACCCGCGTTGATTGCCGCCACGATGCTGGCGTCATGCGCCAGCTCGAGGCCGCCCGTGAGCGTGCCGCCCGTGCCGCCGCCAGCGGCGTCGATGGCGCTGTGCCAGGCGCCGCCAGGGCTGGTGGGAAATAGCATGGATGCGATCACGCTCACGCTTAAAAGCACCTACGACGCCTACGGCGCCTGCGCGGGCACGCACGCCGAGCTGGTGCGCTGGCTTGAGCTGCAGGGGGCGGGCCGATGAGCGCTGCATTGATTGCCTGGGCGGCCATCGGCCTATCGCTCGTGGCGGTGCTTTACGCCTTTGTGGCGACGCGCCAGGTGGACAACAAGGCACACATTGAGTCGGTGCAGAGCGAGCTGACCAGGTCGATTGCGGCGCTGCGCCTGCGCATGGACATGGCGGAAACACAGCTGCGCAGCGTGCCCGAGGCAGCGGTACTGACAGAACTGCGCGTAAAGATGAGTTCGCTCGAAGCGAGCCAGGAGGCGCTGCTGCGCGAGTCGCACCGCACGGGCGCGGCCATGGCACGCGTTGAAGACTACCTTTTGAAAGCCAAGTGATGAAACAGACCTACGAGCAGCACCAAACCGAAGACCGCCGCCTGGTGATCGTGCGCGTGCTTGCGGACAGCACCAGCTACCAGGCCAATGAGTACCTGCTTGAATCGATGCTTGATTCGATGGGCCACAGCGTGAGTAATGACCGGTTGCACAGCGACCTGGCTTGGCTTGCCGAACAGCAGTTGCTCACCCTGCAGCGCCTAGCCGGCGTGACGATTGCACGCCTGAGCACACGCGGCTTTGATGTGGCGCGTGGCCGCGCCCAAGTGCCAGGCGTGAAGCGCCCGCGCCCGGAGTAGGCCATGGGCCGCAAGAGCACCGTGGCCGTGTTGCCGCAGCAGGTGGTGGCGGAGGTCAACCGGCTGATTCGCGATGGCCGGACGATTGACGAAATACTGCAGGCGCTGCAGCCGCTGGGCACCGAGGTGTCGCGCAGCGCCATGGGCCGGTACGTAAAGGGTGCGCGCGAGTCGATGGAGAAATACCGCCAGGCGCAAGAGGTTGCCAAGGTGTGGGTGGACAAACTGGAGGCCGAGCCCAGCGGCGATGTGGCCCGGCTGCTGCCCGAAATGCTGCGCGTGGTGGCGTTCCAGAGCCTGACCACGATGGGCGAGGCCGAAGCGCCCGCGAGCCCCATGGACGTGATGCTGCTGGCGAAGGCCCTGAAGGACATCGCTGGTACCACCAAGGCGAATATCGATGTGGAGAAGCAACTGCGTGCGATGCGCGCAGAGGTGAAGAAAGCCGCCGCTGAAGTCGAGACGACGGCGCGCAGCGCGGGCATGAGCGAAGAGCTGGTGACCAATATTCGCACGCGCATCCTGGGCGTGGGGGAGCGGGCGTGACACCGCAAGGCTTGCCGTCCGTTCTGCTGCCCTACCAGGCGCGCTGGATCGCCGACCCTTCCCCTTTCAAAGTTGCTGAGAAAGGCCGACGCACAGGTCTGACCTGGGCCGAGGCGGCAGACAACGTGCTGATAGCCGCTGCGGACAAAAGCGCAGGCGGGCAAAACGTGTATTACATCGGCCAGGATAAGGACATGACCGAGGAATACATCGACGCCTGCGCGATGTGGGCACGTGAGTTCAACCAGGTGGCGGGCTCGGTCGAGCAAAGCCTGTGGGACGAAGAGGACGACGAGGGCCAAAAGAAACACATCCTGACCTACACCATTCGCTTCCCCAAGGCGCGGCACCGCATTACCGCGCTGGCATCGCGCCCCAAGAAACTGCGCGGGCGCCAGGGCGTGCTGGTGGGCGACGAGGCGGCGTTTCAGGACGATCTGGACGGGCTCATCAAAGCGGCGATGGCTTTCCTGATCTGGGGCGGCAAGGTGCGGCTGATCTCCACACACTTCGGCGTGGACAACCCATTCAACGCGCTGGTGCAGGACATCCGCGCGGGCAAGCAAAAGGGCAGCATTCACCGCATCACCTTCCGCGATGCCGTGGTGCAAGGCCTCTACAAGCGGGTGTGCCTGCGCATGGGTAAGGTGTGGACGCAGGCCGAGGAAGACGAGTGGGTGCAGGGCATTTACGACTTCTACCGCGACAACGCGGACGAAGAGCTGGACTGCGTGCCCAGCCAGAGCAGCGGGGCCTACTTCAGCCGGGCGTTGGTGGAGGCGCGCATGTCGGCCTACCTGCCGGTGGTTCGGCTGTCGCTGCCGCAAGGTTTCGAGCTGCGCAGCCAGCATGAGCGAGAAACGCACGTGGGCGACTGGCTCAAGGACAACGTGGCGCCGCTGCTGCGCGAGCTGCCGCCCACGGCGACCAGCTACTACGGCATGGACTTTGGCCGCACGGGGGACTTGTCGATCATCGTGCCGCTGATCCAAAGCGGCAATCTGCACCGCAAAGCGCCCTTCATTGTCGAGATGCGCAACGTGCCGTTCGAGCAGCAAAAGCAGGTGAAGTTTTTCGTCATCGACGGCTTGCCCAACTTTGCCGGCGGCGCGGATGACGCGCGCGGCAACGGCAGCCACCTATCTGAGCTGACGGTGCAGAAGTATGGTGCCACGCGCATCCACCGGGTGATGCTGACGCAGCAGTGGTACATCGACAACTTCCCGAAATACAAGGCGGCGTTCGAGGACGCGGAAATCACGCTGCCTAAGGACGAAGCCACGCTGACCGACCACCGCGCGGTGCAGATGATCAAGGGCGTGCCCAAGGTGCCGGAGAACGCGCACACCAAAGACAAGAGCACCGGTGGCCAGCGCCACGGCGACGCGGCCATTGGCGGCGTGCTGGCGTGGTTCGCATCGCTCAACGGCGCGGCCCCCATTGAATACACCAGCGGCGGCGCGCGCATGGCCGACGACGATACGAAGGGCTTCATGTGACCGACGACAAAAAAATCCCGCAGCCGGAGATGGACACCGAGGCGGCAACTCGGCAGCAGGACCCCTGGAACCAGGGCTTCATGGGCGCGGTGCAGACGAACGACCCGCTCATCCTGGAGCGTGGCGAAGCGGGCTCTATGGCATTCGAGATTTACCGCGACCTGCGCCGCGACGGCAAGGTGTTCGCCGGGCTGCAAAAGCGCAAGCTGGCCGTGATTGGCCGGCCCTGGACGGTGGAGCCCGAAACCGAATCGGAGCAAGGTACGGCGGACGCTGAAATCGTCGCCGATATCCTTGGGAGCTTCGCCTTCGACCGCCTGTGCAGCGGCCTGCTCGACGCGCTGCTGATTGGCTGGCAGCCGGCTGAGGTGGTGTGGACGCTGCGCGACGTGAAGACGCCGCGCGGCACGCGCCAAATGGTGGTGCCGGCCCGCGTGCCCAAACGCCTGCAGCGCCGCTTTGTGTACCGTGACACTACGCCCGGCAAGCCGGCCGAGCTGCGCCTGCTGACGCGTGACGCCATGCAGGACGGCGTACCAGTGGATGAGCGCAAGTTCATCGTGCACACCCTCAACGCCGAAGACGACAACCCCTATGGCACCGGCCTGGGCCTGCAGCTTTACTGGCCGGTGTTCTTCAAGCGCAAAGGCGTGCTGGCGTGGAACAAGCTGTGCGACCGCTTCGGTACGCCCACGCCCTGGGGAAAATACCCACGCAACGCCACGGCGCGCGAGAAGGGCACGCTGTTTGAGGCGCTGCGCGCATTCAGCAACGACGGCTTTGTGATGACGCCCGAGGGCACGCTGATCGAGCTGTTGGAGAGCAAGCTGTCTGCCGGCGGCCAAACGCCGAATCAGTCGCTTGTGGAGTACATGGACGACTGGATCGCGGAGGTCATCCTGGGGCAGTCGCCACGGGGCGGCGGCGGCGGCGCACTGGCTGCAGCCGCGAACGAGCGCGAAGACGTGCGGCTTGAGCTCAGCCAGGCCGACAGCGACCTGCTCAGCGAAACGCTCAACTCGACGCTCATCAAATGGATTTGCGAATTCAACGGCCTGCAGCCGTGCCTGGTGTACCGCGACGTGAGCAAGGACGCAGACACCAAGCTGGAGAGCGAGACCGATAAAAACATCACGGAGATGGGGTTCCGCATGTCGGTCGATGGGGTGAAAAAGAAATATGGCGAGCACTGGGAGCCCGGCCCCGCGCCTGTAGCGCCCAAGGGAGTACTTCCCGGCGACGCCAAGCCTGCGGACTTCGCGGAGCCTGGCGCGGTCAGCCCGCCGGGCGATGCGTTGGATGCGCTCATCGACGCCGAGCAGGACCAATGGCAGCCTGTGATGAGCCAACTTGTGGACCCCATCAAAGCGCTGCTGGCCGACGCGCAGGCACGTGGGCAGACAGCCGCCGAGCTGCTTGCACGCCTGCCTGAGCTGTTGCCCAAGTTGCCCACCGACAGCCTCACGGATTCGCTCACGCAGGTTGCCTTTGCCGCACGTCTGGCGGCCGATGCAGGTATGGCGAACGAATAAGCGATGTCTGCCGCAACCGAATTTGCCGAGCTGCAAAAGCTAAAGCCGAAAGAGGCCGTCGACTACTTGGTCGCTCGCGGCCTGCTGAAAAAGAGCTATGCGTGGCAGGACGTTTGGCAGGACGAGCACGCGCACCAGTTCACGGTGAGCCGCTTGACCCGGCTCGACTTGCTGCAGGCCTTGCACGACGGCCTGGTCAAATCGGTTGAAGGCGACATGAGCCGCAAGGACTGGATGGCGGATGCCGAGCAGCTGCTGCAGGACGCGGGCTGGTGGGGCACCAAGGCAGTGACCGACCCGCAGGATGGCGAAATCAAGCTCACCAAGTTCGACCCCGCGCGCCTGCGACTTATCTACGACACCAACACCCGCCAGGCCTACGCCACTGGCCTGTGGGAGC